TACAACAAGGGCAAGGCGGACGAACGCGAAGAATACAAACCCGGCCTTCGTGAATTTGCCCGCGCAGTTGACGAGAGGGAACGTCTGGCTCGCCGGATCGCTGGGAATCGCGATGCGATCAAGCTGTATAACCGCGACGAGCAGATTCAGATTGTTGACGGCCCTTTCGCTGGAAGGTTGGCCCGATTCCGACACATGGCGCAAGGTGCGAACGACCTGTTTCCAAAGGTTGTTGCAGATGTTGAATTGTTCGGCGGGATGACCCGCGTGAGGTTTGACCCTCTGGCCGTCGATAAGGTGAAGGGCTCTTGACATTTGCGCGTGGCTCTGCGATGGTTTCCCGGTGGTTGGCCTATCCTGGGCGGTGCCCGGTGCTGGCCGGTATGGCGCGAAAGCTGTTTGGCTTCGCGTGCTACTGCATTGGACGACCGCTTTCTGGCGGTGCCTGCCGTCACATCCTAAAGGATGCTGCCAACCGTAAGGCGCAGATCAGGCACCCCCAGAGCGCGGCGGCACAAAGAAGCCGGGGTTTGCATGTATGCTATGGCCTAAGAAGCGCGCCTTGTGCGGCGAGTGAGTTTAACCGGCCCGCGTTCTAACTAAACCGCTTTCCGGCGGTGTGCTTTCTGCGTGTGGTCCCTCAGCGGGGCGAACTTAGGGACATCTAGCCCGGCATTTATACGCCTGATGATTGCCTGCGATGGCATGAAACCGGAAACGGTCGCGTGGAGAGGCCCAAGTCGGGGAATAACTGGCCTCCTAGGCCCTGCAACCACACGCAGCAAGCACACCTCCAGAGCGCGGACCCGGCGTAGCCTCAGCGGTAGAGGCCATTGCGGTCGCGGGTTCGAGTCCCGCCGTCGGGACTGCGTTCTACCGCTTTCTGCCATGCCGCGAATACCTGCTGGCCTTATCCGGTGGGGAAAGCTGGCCAGCATCGCGTCATGGCAGAACGCGGCGCAAATTGTAAACCCCCGGTCGGCCTCTGCTGCAAAGCACGCTCCGGGGGTCAGTCTTTCGGACGATCTGGAGAGTAGCAATCACCCGGTCTACCGCTTGGCTTCACGGCCTTTCGCGGGTTCCATCGGCTCTAGAGTTTCTAGAGTCCACTGACGGCGGATGATGCTTCCTTGTTGGGGCGCGTATCATCCGCCGCTTTCTGCCATGTCTGTGGGCTGATCCGCAAAGCGTGCTTGCGGGTGCGAGGTTCGCGGACATGGCAGAGCGCGGCATCCCTCATACACGCCACTCCCCCGTACAGGCACCGGATAGGCGCGCTCACTTGATGCGCCGAGGGTCGTCACTGTCTTGGACATACGCCTTCGGACACTAGGCCCCGGTCACAGGCAATCGCTCCTGGCCGGGTGCTGACCATACCGTTTAGCGTAGTGGTAGCGCGCTGATCTCCAAAATCCAGCCGGTGTGGCTCAATGGTAGAGCGGGGGTCTCCAAAACCCCGTCCGAGTTGGTTCGATTCCAGCCACCGGTGCCAAAATCATGGAACCCCATGTATGCCCTCAAAAAATCCTGAGGTCCGCGCGCGGAACTCCCGTGCTTACTATGAAAGAAGTGGTGGTTTAGTCAGAGAAAAGACTAAGGTGCGTAACGCGGCCCTTAGGGCCAGAAACAGAGCGTGGATAAATGAGTACATTTCAGGCAAGTGTTGCGCTGAATGTTCGGAAAATCACCCAGGCGTTCTGGACTTTCATCACATAGACCCAGAAACAAAGTACAAAGAAGTTGCCCTGCTTCTCCGCAATGCAGCATTGGACACAATCCAAGCGGAGATTGCAAAGTGCATTATCCTTTGTGCCAACTGTCACCGTAAGTTTCACTGGAATCAAAGACAATAGTCCCGGCGCGGGTTCGATTCCCGCAGCGGGTGCCAATCCCGCCGTCACGTTCACGGCTGAATCATGGACGGCGGGACTTATGCAAGACATGTTCATGGTAATTTGCGCCGCATCATGGCCTGACAATGATTTGCAGCGTCTCCGCAATTACCGCAAAGACAAAGCCCGCGCAGAGCAAGCCGCCGATACCAAGGAAGAGCGCCGCGACTGCCAAAAACACATCAAGGCAGCAACAATGCTGCTGGATTACTTTGACGGCAAGCGTGCATCGCGTTCCTTCCCGGCAGAACTGGCCCCATACATCAGAGCCGCCGCCGCGCGCTTGTAAGAATCCTTCACCCCGACAGGGAGCCGCTAAGGCGGAATATCAAGTGACCGATACCTACCCCATCGACAGAGAAACACTTGCAGATGTGGTGATGCGAATAGACCCCAATGGTCGGCCAATGGCCGGGGCTTCTCAAGCCGATCTCGACCGCGCGAAAAATGTTGTGCGCGAAGAAACGGAAGCAATCATTGCGCGGGCAAGGCTTGAACGCCCCGACGACGCAAGAGAGGCGAAACTCTGGGCATTGAAGTTGGCATTGAAGCGGCGGGACGCAGTGCTGATGCAAGCGGCGGGCAAGTAACATGGCCGCACGGGGTAGACCAGCCGGTTTCGTCATGGACGACAGCCACAGGGTTAAAATCCAAAACAGTAACATTCTCACGGCCTTAATCAAGCACGTCGAGGGCAGGCAAGAGATGACCGCATCGCAGGTGTCCGCTGGCCTTGGGCTGCTGAAAAAGGTGCTGCCCGACCTGTCTGCCGTGACCGTATCCGGCGACAACGAAAACCCCTTGCTGGCAATCATTGAGCGCCGCATTGTCAAAGCTGGTGATTGAGACTGCTGAGGTCTTTGAACCTCTGTTGCAGCCTGCCCGCTACAAAGGCGCGCATGGGGGCCGGGGATCGGGCAAGTCGCACCTGTTTGCGGAACTGATGGTCGAAGACGCAGTACGCGCCCCCGGCGAAATGGGAGAGGGCTTGCGCGGCGTCTGTATCCGCGAAGTGCAGAAGTCGTTGAAGGACTCGGCCAAGCGGCTGATCGAAAGCAAGCTGGAAAAGTTTGGCCTCGGCACCCGCCAAGGCTTCAAGGTCTTCGACAACGTGATTCAGACGCCCGGTGATGGCACGATCATCTTTCAGGGGATGCAAGACCACACCGCCGAAAGCGTGAAGTCTTTGGAAGGTTTCCAGCGGGCTTGGGTAGAGGAAGCCCAAACGCTATCTGCTTTCTCATTGCAGCTTTTGCGCCCCACGATCCGATGGGAAGATCAGGCGCGCGGCCTTTCGTCGGAGCTGCATTTCAGTTGGAACCCGCGCCGCAAGAACGATCCGGTTGACATGCTGCTGCGCGGGCCAAACCCGCCGTCCAGTTCCATTGTAGTGCGGGCGAACTGGAACAATAACCCGTGGTTCCCGAAGGTGCTGGAAGACGAGCGGCGGGATGACTTTGCTAACCGGCCCGGACAGTACGCGCACATCTGGGAAGGCGATTATGCCACGGTCTTCGATGGGGCGTACTTTGCCGCTCTGCTGGCAATAGCCCGCAAGGAAGGCCGGATCGGTCACGTCGCTGCTGACCCGCTTCTAAGCAAGCGCGCATATTGGGACATTGGCGGGACTGGTGCCAAGGCCGATGCACGGGCAATCTGGATTGTCCAATTCGTCGGCAAGGAAATCCGCGTCCTGGACTACCACGAAAGCGTAGGCCAGCCGCTTGCCGCTGATGTGCAATGGCTGCGCGCCGCACACGCCGATCTGCGCATGTGCATCTTGCCGCATGACGGCGATACGAACGACCGCGTGCATGACGTGTCCTATGCCAGCGCACTAAAAGCCGCAGGCTTCGATGTGACGGTGATACCAAACCAAGGCAAAGGCGCGGCAATGCAGCGGGTAGAGGCTGTGCGCCGCCGTTTGGGTCAATGCTGGTTTGATGCGGTCAAGACCGACCCCGGACTGCAAGCCTTGGGCTGGTATCACGAAAAGAAAGACGACGCGCGGAACGTGGGGCTTGGCCCTGAACATGACTGGTCTTCGCACGGCGCGGATGCCTTTGGTCTGATGTGCGTGGCTTATGAGGTTCACGCTGCCCCGTCGCCTAACGTCCCCAAATTCAAACCGAGGGCTGTCGTATGAAAGTCGGCGAATTGCACACTAACCGCGAAAGCGGGGAAAGACCCGACCCGGTGGTTGAATCGTATCGCGCAGAAGCGGCGGCGGCGTGGAAGTTTCACGCGGTCATGGAATCGGAAATGCGCCACAGGGTTGAGGAAATTTCCGCGTTGCGGGCCGCTATCAGGGAATTGGAGGGGCGATTGTCCAAGATGGAACGTAACCAAGCCGTAGCGCAGATTCCGGAATATCTCTGATGCAAGACGAAGAAGCCCTGGACAGCACCGAACGGCTGGCCGCGCATGTTGCGGGGCTTGTCACGTCCGCCAAAGAATATCTGGATGAGCAGCAAAAGGCCCGCCAGACCGCGATGGAGTATTACGGCGGCGTGATGCTCGACTTCCCGGCAGACCCGCACAAGTCGGCTGTTGTCAGCATGGACGTGCGCGAAGCTATCAAGAAAATCATGCCGTCGATCATGCGGACGATTTTCGGCGGTGGCGATGTGGTGAAATACACGCCGAAGGGGCCGGAAGACGAGGAAGGCGCGCAACAGGCGACCGAGTATGTCAATGCGGTGTCTGTGCCGGAGTGCAATGCAGAGCGGGCGCTGCACGATGCCATTCACGACGCGCTATTGCTGAAAACGGGCATCCTGAAATGGTCGGCTTATCGCAAGCGCAAGGTTACGATTCAGGAATACACCAAGCAGCCTGATGAAGCGGTCATTGGCCTGTTTGACGACGAGTTGAACAACATCACCAATTACGTCGAAAGCGAAGAAACCGATCAGCAGGTTTTGGCGCTTGACCCCAACGCGCGGCGGCACACGTTCAAGCTGCGCCGCATGGAAGAGACAATCACGCCGAAGATTGAGGCCGTGCCGCGTGGATCATTCCTGATCACCCCCGGCGCGGAAAGCATTGAGGATGCGGAGCTGGTTGGCGAGGAAATGCTGATCACCCGATCTGCGCTTGTGTCGATGGGGTACGACAAGGAACTTGTCTGGCAAATCCCGACGTATGACGCCAAGGCGGAAGACGACGAAAGCCGGATGGGCGAGGATTACACCGAAACGCAGGCCGAAACGCGCAAGGCGCTGGAAACGGTCCAGATTTGGGAAGTCTATGTCCGCGTCGATATGGACGAGGACGGGATTGCGGAAGTCCATCGGATTGTTTTCGGCGATGGCGCGACGACGACCGACACCAAGTCGGAAGGGGCTTATGTGGTCCTTGGCTTGGAACCGGTGGACGAGGCACCGTACGCCTCTGTCGTGATGGAACGCGACCCGCACCAGTTTGAGGGCCATAGCGTTTATGAAGACCTGCGCGACGTGCAGCGGGTCAAGACGGCGCTTCTTCGGCAGACGCTTGACAACCTGTATTCGCAGAACAACCCGCAGCCGTATGTGGATTATAACCGGGTGGAAAACCCCGAAGCCGTGATGAACGGCAAGTTCGGGGAGCCTGTGCTGCTGAAATCCGGCGCAAATGCGGATGAAGTCGTGCAATGGAAGGTTGTTCCGTTCTTCGCGGACAAGTCCTACGAAATGCTTGGCTACATGGACGAGGTTGCACGCGCCCGCACAGGGATTGCGGATGCATCCGGCGGGCTTGAAGCTGACAAGCTGCACAATATCGCGGCCACCACGGCGCTGCTGGCATCGCAGCCCGCTATTGCCCAGGCGGATGCAATCGTGCGGTCGCTGGCAAACGGCGGTCTGCGCAAGGCGTTCAAGGGCCTGTTGCGTCTGGTCATTGCCCACTCGGACGGGCCGCGCACGGTCCAGATGAAGGGCAAGTGGGTGCAGTACGAT